CCCTACTCCAAGAATGAACAATGGAACTATTGGTGGTTCACCATTGAAAGATGTAGGCAACATGGACTGGAAAGATATTCATAAGATGGTAGAAAATGTAGGTGGTCAATAATGCCGGAAAGAGTAACAAAGGAAGAAAGAATAGTTAGCCTTGCTATTGAAAAAGCAAGAAAGGCTAAGGAAGAATTAAGCGCAAAGAAAAGAAAGAACATTGAGCCAACTCAAGTATTGGAAATAGATACAGACCCCGAAGTTGAAAAGATTAAGAGGCCGAAGGTGCAAGATGCTTCTAAGATTACTAATCAAACTCAAAAGAAAGAAGGGTATGGTTTAGCAGGTGAGAGTTTAAAGAAACAAGATAAACCAAAAAGAATGGTAAGTTTCAAAAATACTACTAAAGATGTAAGGAGTGCTGACTCGTATTTATCGCCCGAAAAGCGTAGAGAATCAGACTTACCAAAAGAAACTAAAGAGATGTTAGAAGACTTAAGTAAAAAACTATTAGATTCTTTTAGAAATATCCCAAACGATGAAGTGCTAATGGCTTTAACAACCAAACAAAGAAAATTTATGTCGGCTGATGAATTTAAAGATGCTATGGTTAAACTTACTACAAAGGCATCAAAGAAACTTTGGGATGGAACGAAAGACTGATGCCGTATGCCCCTCCTTATTGAGAAGGATAAGTCAATATCCACAGATATTCTAAGACTCTTTGAAAGAACGAGAGTTGCTTATCTTTCAGCAAGAACCGACCCAAAGGAATACGGTTCTAAATGGAGAAATGCGGTTAATAAAATTAAAGAAGCATATGAAATGACGGATGCTCTTTCAAATGAACTGAAGGATTATATTGATGAAGATTTATTAGAATCAAATGATGTCTCCGATGTTACTACAAATAATGCTGAAAAGTTGTATGAGGGAATCAAGGCACTAAGATATTCTTCCGATGAAGTTAGCGACCCCTTCGCTAAAAAATTCAAAGGTAATGTATTAGAGGCATTGCTAGAATCACCCGAACTTATGATTAAGTTTGTTCATTATGCTATTAGAGAAGATGACAAAGCACTACCTAAAGAAACATATCAAATAAAAGATATGAAGCCGGATGAAATCACAGATGGTTTGACAGGATTAGACTTAGAAGTAGATGATGTTGCTTTATACATCATAGAACATTATGGTGATGGTAAAGACTCTAAGAAAGTAGAGGCTAAAGTAAAGGCCGCTATGAATATGTTAGAATTAATATTTTTATCTAAGAACACCAAAGAAGAGTGGGCTGAATTAGAAGACATAGATACAGATATGGATGAAGAAAAGGCCAAGAAAAATAAGAAAAAGGATGACAAAAAAACTATTCTCAAAGAAAAGAAATCCGATGAAGAAAAAGCCCAAAGTGATTTCATTGTTCCCAACAAGCCAATGTATAGGATATTTACAATAGACGACATGAACGAACTAAAAGGATTTAGTGGTGAGTTCTATGTTCAAGAAAAATATGATGGATTTAGAATTCAATTACATAAAATAGATAAGAATATAAAAGTTTATGATTATACAGGCAAAGATATTACATCAAAGTGTAAAGAAGCAGTTGAAGAACTAAAGAAAAAACATTTTGGTGATTGTATCTTGGATGCTTCTTTGGTTTTATTTGATGGTGAAGATTCACTAAAAAGAAAAGAAGCCGTAGAATATTTAGAAGGGAAAAGAGAAGGCAATGTCAGGATTCATGTATTTGACATCATGAGACACAATGAAGAAAACCTCATGGAAGATACACTACAAAATAGAATGCAGATAATGTTTAACAACTACTCTATACATTCTAGTGAAGCATTAACATTCCCATCTAAAAAAGATACTAGGGTTGCAGACAGTCTAAAAGATGTTGAGGAATATGCTAAGAAGATTATGGAGATGCCTACTGCTGAAGGTGCTATGATTAAAGACTCTACATCAACTTACTATTTAGGAACAAAGAAAAACCCTAAATGGATTAGATGGAAGCCTTTTGTTGAGTTAGATTTAATTGTACTTGATAAGAAAAAAAGTGGTTCTAACTTTTCTTACAAGTTAGGGGCGGGGCCGGTTGAAGAAGGAGATGAAAAGATAGAGGGAGTAAACTATCTTGAAGTTGGTAGTGCTACTAATACTAAAGTTTCAGCAGATGTTGGAGAAGTAGTTAGAGTTTCTATTGATAAAGTAAAAGAAGTCAAGGGTAAGCCTGTAGTTTATTCTGCAAAGATAAATGAGATTGCGGAAAGCAGAACACCGGATAAGTTAGTTACTCTACAAATGCTAATCAATGATACTGACAAGTCTCTCAAATATAATGTAGAAGAAGTAGAGAAAGGCATTGTAGTTACTGACTATATTCACGGTGAGGCTAATATAATAATTAAAGGAGACATGGATGGCTTTACTATCTATGGGTTTGAACAGGATAATTTAATGGCTAAGAATGCCCTAATGGATTTAGACCTGTGGAAAGAACAAGCAGAAGAAATAATGAAAACAAAACAATCTAAACTTACTGTTACTATATTTAATTTCTTAAAGGAAAAGGGTGCTAAAACACCAAAAGAAGTTCACAACTTTCTAGTTAAGAATCACAAAAAGAAATATCAAGATATATTGGAAAGTAAAGAAAGCCGAGTTAAAGATTGGTTTGAAAATAGAGATGGAATATCTTTTGATGCTAAAACAAAAAAATTGTTTGCCGAGCATGATAAGATATTAATGGACACTATCAAGAAAGAATATGAGACTCCCGAAAAATACAGAAGTGGTGAGTTTAAGATATATCTTAGAGATGATGACAACCTAAACATAGTAATGAAACTAGGTGATGAAAGCATTAATTGGATGGTTAGATTAGATTCTCAAGATAACATTTTTGAGTTGTTTGGAAAGGCAGGCAAGTTTCCTGCTATTGTGGCTAAGAACATTTCTAAGCGTAAACTAATTGATAGTGGTGATGTTAAATTAGGCGTTCAAAAAGAAGGCTACCATGAGTATTTCTTAGATGGTAATAAGTTTGAAACTAAACTTCATGTTAGAATGCTTGAAGTTAAAGGAAAAAGAATGTGGCTAGCATGGACAGGCTATGAACAAAAACCTGCTGATACTGATAGTGATAGAGGACTATGGAATATTTACGAAGATAAATACAGTAGTCTTGAATTACCTCCAAAAGAGGATTAATTGTTTAAAATAACCGTGTGTATTATATATTAAAAGGAAATTTTTTCCCTTTGAGCGAAATGGCATCGGCAGTTCTAGCAACTAGGAATGATGGGTTTACCATCCTTAAGGCTAGAAGTGACGACTTAATGATTGGTGGATATGCTAGCATTGAAATCGTTGATAAGCAAAATGATTTAATTACATTACCTGCTTTGAAAGAAGCAGTCATTAAGTTCATGAAAGATTCTAAATTTAGAAATGTCATGACAAACCATTCCAATGTTCAAGTTGGAGAAGTTGTAGATTCTTATAGAGACAGCACAGGTAGGCTTTGGAAATCCGAAGTAGATGATGTTGGTTTCTTTGTAGTGATTAAACTACGAGATGATATAGAGAAAGCCAAAGAAGTTGGCAGAAACATTCGCAAAGGGTCATTGAGGTCTTTTAGCATAGGAGGTCAAGCCCTCCAAAAAGTAAAGAAAAGTAATGAAAACTTGGGTGAGTATAATGAAATCAGCAAGTTAGAATTGCATGAAATTACTATATGCGAAAAAGGAATTAACCCCGAAGCGAGATTCGATATTTTGAAACAAGATAAAGGAGACAATAATATGAGTGATAAACTGGAAAAAGCATTAGCGGAGTTAGATACTTTGCTAGAAGAAGTAAATACGCTTCGTAAAGAAGAAGAGTTGCTAGACGATGAGAAAGGCATGAAAGAAACAGAAATGGCTGATGAAACAGAAATGGGCGACTACGGTATGGACAAGGAAGATGAAGAAGACATGGAAATGGCTGATGAAACAGAAATGGGCGAATATCAAGATGAAGAAGCAAAGGCTTACTTGAGAACTCTTGATGGTGCAGGAAACCAAATTGGAGAACCTGCTGACCGTATTGTTATCAACAACGGTAAGCCAACTTCATCCGACATGCCTGTTGTAAAGGCATTTAACAATGGAGAGTTTGATACTCTTGATTTGTCAGTTGGAAACATTGAGAAAGCATATGAGGCTTTCCGACAAGAACAACTTGAAAGACTTGCTTATGACAACCTAAAGAAGTCTTTTGAAGCAAGATTCTCAAGAGAAGTTTCAACAAGAGAGAATGTTATCGCAAAGCAAAACTATGATGCACAAACCGAGATTGCTTCTCTTAAGGATGAATTTACACAACTAAGGAAATCTTTGACAGCAGAAAAGGAAACTATCCTAAAGGCTCAAGAAGAAGCAAAAGCAATACTCCCAACAATGGATGAAATGGCTGAAATGGATTGGTCGGACATTCACAAAATGGTAGGAGGAATTTAAGATGACAGGTTATATTAACACAATCGCAGATTTAGAAGCAAGCACATATGGAATAAACAATCTACCTGCCGGTAATGCTCTTTTGAAGCAAGCCGGTGCTATTGGTGGAATACACACAGGACATGATGGTTCTCCGGCATTCTCCGGTAGTGCTGTTAGTGATGTATCAGCACTTTACAATATTGTTTACGGACAAAAAGTATGGTCAATGTTGAATAGAGAAGTTAATGCTCTTTCAATGATTTCAAAAAGACCTTACAGTTCTAGCGGATGGAGAGTTCTACAATCACGACCTGCCGGTGGAAGCGGTAACTTGTTTACTGTTGATGCAACAGGTAATGCAACACTAGGAGAATTAGGTTCGGATAGCCCAAGAGCAGACCTTATTGGTGGTGTTCCTGAAAATGCAGGACTTTCAACAGCACAAGACGGACTTGGCCCAATTGCACCGACTTATGCACAACTCAACATGAGTCCTAAAGTAGTTGCACATCAATTTGATTTCAGTGAACTTGCTATGGAAATGGCACAAATTGATGATGGTATTGGTGATATTAGAGCGCAAATGCGTGAAGATATGGGTAAGCATCACGCTGAAGTTCAAAACAAAATGTTGGTTATGCCACTAGAGCATTATGGTGAATCAGCCGCTATGCCAAATATCGGTAACAACTATACTTCTCTAAACAAGGTTATTACCTCAAGAAGTGAACTACTAGCAATTGATGGAACTGTTATCGCAACTGATACTGCTACTACTACTAACGCACTAGGAAAGATTTACGGTAGAGAGAGAGTTAGTGCGGCATCTTTCCTTGATGCAGAAGTAGACTTTGGTAATGTTGGATATGCGGCAGGGGATGTTCGTTCACTAACTCTAACACTATTGAATAATATGATTAGAAACCTAAGACTAGCCGGTGGTTCTCCAAAGGTTATTCTAACTGGTTATGATACTATTCAAACAATTGCTGACTTGTTACAAAGCCAAGAAAGATTCATGGACAGAAAGGAGATTGTTCCAACTGTAAATGGTGTTCGTGGTGTAAAGGGTCAAGAAGTTGGATTTAGAGTAGCAACATACTACGATATTCCACTAATACCTGTTAAGGATATGTGCCAAACAGGTAACGGAACTACTAAAATAAGTGATTTATTATTCCTTGATACAGACCATTTGTGGCTATCCGTTATGAAGCCAACTCAATACTTTGAAGATGGTATTGCTAACGGAAATCCATTCGGTGTCGGAACTCTAGGTAACAGGGCATTATACCGAACAATAGGTGAAGTAGGATGTTCATTCTTTAGAGGACAAGGAAAGATAACAAACATACAATGAGGTGAAAAATATGGCATGGACAACAGATATATTATTAGAAATGAATTTAGAAGGAAACAGAAGAATGGTGTTCGGTAAGACAACCACTGATAGTGCGGATGACGATATAGTTACCGGACTAACAAGAATAGATGCTTGCCTCCTAACACATTCCGGTTCAGCAGTAGAAGCAAGTACGGCAGTAATTAAAGAAACATTACCAAAAGAAAGTGATGGTTTAGCAGCGGCTTCGACTGATGATGGAAAGGTAAATGTTATTTGCACAAGCGGTGATGTTCTTTTCTTCTTGGCTATTGGACAATAATTAGGGTGATTAATTGGTAACAGTTAGATTAACCGATAATTCAACAATAGGTAAATTTAACATTAATACTAAGACAGAAATAACAAGGAAAGAAGAAGCGACAGTTCCAGTAACATGGGCTGTCCTTCGTCTTTCCGACCCAAATTTGTTTTTTAGTTTTGATGAAAAAGACCGTGAGGAATTATTGGCACTTAGTGAAAAGATTGTTCTTATAGGTTGTAGAGAAACAGGTAAGGATATTTCAACTGTTAAAGAATTAGCAGATGAACTTCTCCCTAAGAAAGAGAAACCTAAACCAAAGCCTAAACCAAAGCCTAAACCAAAAGCAAAAACTCCTTCTAAAACAAAGAAAGAGTAATCGCTACATTAAATAGGTGGAGTCTATCTCCGTCAATTGAACAGGTGAGAGTATGGCGGGCATAGGCGGTTGTAGAAGTAGTGGCGTTTTAGGTGCAAGTGCGATTGTAAGCAAGGATAATGCTAAGTTAGTTAGCATCCATGCGGCAATTACAATTGTTTCTAATTCGGCAGTTACAGTCAAGGTTTTCAATGGAACAGATAACACAGGAACAGAAGTTGCTAGAATTTTCCATAGTGTTACAGGACACTATAATCTTGAATATGACATGCATGGTGTTTTATGTA